CCATATATTTAGAAAAATAGAATTATAATAAAATGGCAGATAAAACAATATTCGGTAGGTTACAAAAATTATTTTCAACAAGTACAATTGTTCGTAAAACACAAGACGGAGTTAAAGTCGTAGATACCGATGAGTATCAAAATATGACTACTAACCTCGTTGACAGGTTTATGAAAATGCGTGTTACTAATTATGGTACAGGGCAAATGGAATCTTCGATGGCATATCAGCAAGTTAGAATTGACTTGTTTAGAGATTACGATTCAATGGACATGGACCCGATTCTACATGCTGCATTAAATACATACGCAGATGAAACTTCGGCTAGAAATGAAATGGGTAATGTATTAAAAATCCATCACGAAGATGATAACATCAAACAAATTTTAGAAAACTTATTTTACGATGTTCTTAATGTAGAATTCAACTTATGGCCTTGGACAAGAAACTTGGTTAAATATGGTGATTTTTATTTACAATTAGAAATGGCTGAAAATATTGGTATTGTTAATGTACTTCCAATGTCTACCTATGAAATGAGTAGAATTGAAGGTTTTGACCAAGAAAATCCACAAAGAGTTAAATTTGTATACGCACCATATCAAAACCCTTACAATACAGTAGGACAAACCGCAAAGAAAGAATATGAGAACTATGAAATTGCTCACTTCCGTTTAAATAATGATTCTAACTTCTTACCTTATGGTAAATCTATGTTAGAAGGTGGTAGAAGAGTTTGGAAACAATTAATGTTGATGGAAGATGCAATGTTGATTCATAGAGTAATGAGAGCTCCTGAAAAGAGAATCTTTAAAGTAGATGTTGGTAATATACCACCAAATGAAGTGGATAACTACATGCAAAAAATCATTAATGGTTCTAAAAAAGTTCCATTTATAGATGAAAGAACGGGTGAGTATAATTTGAAATACAATATGCAAAACTTAATTGAAGATTATTATATGCCAGTACGTGGTAGTGATAATGGAACTTCAATTGATACTTTGAAAGGATTGGAATATAATATGACTGATGACCTTAACTACTTAAAAGGTAAGTTGATGGCGGCATTACAAATTCCAAAAGCATATTTAGGATATGAGGAAGATACCAATGGTAAAGCAACTCTTGCAGCAATAGATGTTAGATTTGCAAAAACAATTGAAAGAATACAAAGAGTTATCATCTCTGAATTTACAAAAATTGCAATAGTACATTTATATTCACAAGGTATTGATGATGATAGATTGACTAATTTTACATTAGAATTGACTATCCCATCAAAAATATACGAACAAGAAAAAATTGAATTGTATACTTCAAAAGTGGCATTGATTACACAAATGCAACAAACTAAAATGTTCTCTAAAGAGTGGATGTATCAGGCTATTATGGGATTAGCTAAAGATGAGCAAGATGATTTAACATTACAAGTATTAGATGATACAAAACAACAATTCCGTTTAACATCAATTGAAACACAAGGTGTTGACCCTGCAAAGGAAACTGGTACCGATGGCCCTACGAATATAGAAGAAGAATTGGATAGATTAAAAACCGAATTGGAAGAAGATAATATTGGTAGACCAAAAGACCCTGTTAGATATGGACACGATGACCATCCAGACGGCAGAGACCCATTGGGAATAAAAACTCTTAAATCAAAAGAAGGTTCCGTTAAAAAATACGTTCCAAAAAATTCATATTTAGAGATATTTAAAGATATGAATGGGAATAAAAAAAAGATTTTAACAGAGAATTTAGATAAAGAGTAGTATTCTCATAGAAAAATATATTTATATCTGACAAATTATACAAATTGATGAAAAAAATAAAACATTCAAAGTTTAAAAATACTGGATTTATATTTGAATTACTAGTAAGACAAATTACTTCGGAAATCATGTCTGCTAATAAATCAATAGCTGAAAAAATTTTAAAAGAACATTTTAATTCAAAAAAAGAATTATCAAAAGAATTAAAATTATATCAATATCTTATTAATGAAAAATATAATTCAGAAAGTAAAGCTGAACAATTCATCAATACAATATTAGAAGCTCGTAAAAGATTGGATGAGACCAAACTTACAAGAGAAAAATATAATCTTGTAAAAGAAATTAAACAAACTTATAATTTGGATGAATTTATTAAATCTCCAATTTCTAATTATAAAACATTAGCAAGTATTTATAAAATATTTGAAACAGTTACAAATGACGAACAATATGACCCAACGGATGTAGTTTCATCTCGTTTCACTATTGCAGAAAATATTATCAATTCTTCTATCCAAAATAAAGATGTAAAACTTAAAGATGCAGTTTTAGAAGAATATAGAAAACAAGATGATGATTTAAGAGCAGTTTCTTATAAATTATTAGTTGAATCATTTAATAGCAAATATAGTAATCTTACAAATGACCAAAAAGGTTTATTAAGAGAATATATTAATAATATCAATAATACTGGTAAATTAAGTGAATATGTTTCAAATGAGATAACCAAATTAGTAGAAGGATTAAAAGAAGTTGGTTCTAAAATTTCTGACAAAGTTACAAAAATCAAATTAGCAGAAACAATTGCAAATATTAGAAAAATTAAATCTGTTAAAAAGATTAAAGAACAACATTTATCAGCAATGATGATGACGTATGAGTTATTAAATGAATTAAAACAATCGTTAAAAAAATAAAAAATGACAAATTATAGAATTTCAAAAATAGATTATTTTACATCATCATCAGTTTGGACTAAAATAGGAAACCAATCAACATCATCATTGTATACAAAAGTGTGGGGTGTAATGATTCCATCTGGTTCGGTAGTACAAGGAAATATATCGTTAGAAGGTGGTGGAGACATTTATTTAAATCAATTAGTACCTGGACAAATTTATCCATGTTATCCAACGGCAATTAGAGTATCTGCAGGAACCGGTTCAATATTATCATAAAATTAAACAAATGCCATCAGTATCAAAAGCACAACAAAAATTTATGGGTATGGTTCATGCCACTCAAAAAGGTGATATGGATTCTCCATCTCCAGAAGTTTCTAAAGCAGCAAATTCAATGTCTGACAAAGATGCTAAAGATTTTGCATCAACTAAACATAAAGGATTACCTGATAAAAAAACAGAACAACTTAATAAAATAAGAGAAATTGTTCGTAAGATGGTAAGAGAAAGAATGATTGATGAAATGAACACCACAGGTAATATTGAAGGATATAATACTCCATTTGCATTTAGTGGTAAAGATGGTGAAAAGAAAAAAGCTAAAAGACAAGCAGACCTTACAGGATACACTCCGGTTAACGAAAATAGATGGTTGGCATTAAAACAAGATGAATCAACCGCACAAGCTAAAATTGGTAGAGGTATATCTAATATCAACAAACAATTAAAAGAAATGGAAAGATTTCTTAATTGGTATGGTAAGATTAAGAACGAAAGTGGTGTAGATAATAAATCTTATTGGAAAAGAACAAATGGTCATATTTATAGTATACAAGAGAGATTATTAAAATTAGACCAAAAAATAAGACAAATATCAGAATAATGAAACATACAGAATTAAAAGAACTTATCCGTCAGGTAGTAAAAGAAGAAAGCGATTACCAACAATTATTCAAACATATGTTGGATAGAACAGGTAAATCTATTCCTGATATGTCTGATGCAGAAAAAGTTAAATTCTTTACTGCAGTAGATAAAGCAAACAAAGCAAAATCAGAAGGTAAATTAACAGGATACAACGAAGCTGAATTATCTGCAGGTCAAAAGAAAATTGATGTAGATGGAGATGGTGAAATAGAAGGAAGTGATTTAGCTAAGTTAAGAAGCAAGAACGAACAAAAAAAAAAGTAAATGAAGATTTAACCATTGATATATTAACCACTTTAAGTGGAATTATCGTTGGTAAAGTTATTCTTTATTATATGTGGGATTTGGCGGAAAAAGGTATGAAATACTTTAGTGCTAAACCTGATTATAAAAAACCGGTAAGAGATATATTAGATACACTAACAAATAATAAAAACTTTATAAGTGATGTAACTAATATGATTGACACAAAAAGAGGAATTGATGGAACTACGGCCGACAAGATAGTGAGATTGGGATTTGTACAAACACAAATAAATAAAGTGATAGAAAATACAAAAGATGAGTTAGAAAAATCGGAAATAGAAAACCAATTAAGAACTATATTTTTAAAGTCTTGGTCAGATAAATCAAATATTGATAAGGCGATAGAAAAAGTTAAAAAAGATATAAAATAAAATGAGTAAAGGATTATTGATAGAAACACATTTGTTTGAGGCAAAACTTCAACAAGAAGAAAATGGAACTTATTTAGTTAAGGGAATTCTTCAAAGAGCAGGTGCTCCAAATCAAAATAATAGAAGATATCCAAAAGAAATTTTAGAGAGAGAGTGTCAAAAATACCAACAACTTATTAAAGAAAGAAGAGCTTTAGGTGAATTAGACCATCCTGAATCTCCTGTTATTAATTTAAAGAATGTATCACATAACATTAGAGAAATCTATTGGGAAGGTGATGATGTATGTGGAGTAGTAGAAATACTTTCAACACCATCAGGCAACATCTTAAAAGAATTATTAAAGAACAACATTCGTTTAGGTATTTCATCTAGAGGATTGGGTTCAGTAAAAGAATTAAGAGATGGTACTGTAATGGTAGCAGAAGATTTTGAATTGGTAGGTTGGGATTTTGTATCTAATCCATCGACACATGGAGCATTTATGGCACCTATGAATGAATCAAAGCATTGGAAGCAAGTAGCTGATGAGTGTGGTAAGTGGTGTCGTTCACAAGATTTAATGAGAGAAATTATAATTGAACTTAATTAATATGGCAAAGTTAGTAAATTTAATACCTGGTAGAGAAGTAAATTCTAAACCAACAATAAAAGAAGAATTGGATGATATGGATGTAAGTCTACCATCACAATTAGATAGATATTTAGATAAAACTATTGGTATAATTAAAAGATATAATTTATCTAGAGCAAAAGAACAATTTGTAATTGCAAAATTAATTGACGCATTGGGTATGAATCCATCACAATTAGCATCAGCAGTAGCTAGATTAAAACGATTCAAAATAGTTCGTAAATAAAATAATATGATAAAGTTAAAAAATATATTAAGAGAGACCGAAGAATTTCAACAACTTCCAACTGAATTGAAAAAGCATTTCTTAGAAATCATTTCAACATACAATCAACATAGAGAAGGTATGAGTAGAAAATCCGATATTATGCAAATCGCAGAAACATTGGGTGGTATTGCAGATGCGGCACAAGAATATACTTTGAGAGAAGGTGGTGATTGGTTTGATAGAGTTACTATTAAACGTAATATGAGTGAGTTAAAAAAATTACAATCAGGTTTTGAAAAAGAAGCAGTGGAAGCAAAAGCACAACAAGAAAGATTAGAAGCTCTATATGAAGATATGGGGCATGTATTAGGTAGATACTTTGAAATAGCAGACTTATCCGAAGATGTTATGAAACAAAGATTAGGATTAAACGAATGTAAAACTTGCAAATAAATGCAAAAATTATCTGATTTAGTTAATGAAAAATACAAAACTGACAAAACAATTGTAGGTAAAGAAAATTTATTGCCTAAAACTAAATTAGAAGAAAACTTACTAACTGCAATTCTTAAACCAATCGGAATATATTTTATAT